GGTTATTGTGTGTCCATCGACGGACGTACTTTCTATGTCCTTGTTACAGGTCAAACGACATGGTTCTATGACATCAATGGAAAGCTTTGGTATGAGTGGAAAGGTAGTGATGGGGAAGGGTTAGACATTGAAGGTGTTTTCACCATGTTCAATGGTGGTTGTTACGTTGCTATTGCAGGACAAACTACCATGTCAATGCTCTCTCAGAAAGTCTACCAAGACTTTGGCTCCAACTTCACTTGTCAGTATGGTACCGAAGATTTCACTGGTGATACCCTAAACTGGAAGGTATTGAATAAAATCTACCTTTCGTGTTCCAAATATCTTAGTACTGGTACATCCAACGCAACTATTGAATACAGCATTGACGACTGGAGTCCTGATGGGGTTGTAGGTACTCGTACAATTAATGTCTTCAGCAACAGTCCGTTTGCCACTAGGCTTGGAAAATTTAGGAACATCAGTTTCCGCATAACGTATGCAGATAACTATCCGTTCTTTATGTCTCAACTTATTCTTGATTTAAATGTGATGGGAATTTGAAATGGCTGATACCACTTTTACCGCAGGAACAGTTATTGCATCTACTTGGCTGAATGATATTAATGCCGCTTTCTACAAGAGTAACAGTGGACTATTGGTAGGTGCTGATCCTACTGGTAGCGCTGATGCCACAGCGATTCTCTTAGCAAAATTTACGGAATGTATCCCATTAGGGCAAAAAGTAATTATTCCTGGTGGAACATACAAGGTTAGCGGCCCAATCACTACTACGGGCTTGATCGCGGAGGGTTCGCTGCACATCGAGTGCATTGGAAATGTCATCATTGAAGTGGACGTGGCCAGTACGGCGTTTACGACACTGATTTCTTGCTACACCACGGCTATCAATAGCGCCAGCATCAGTGGCGGCCGACTCATCCTGAACTTGAATAGCAAGTGCTCAAACGGCCTGTATCTGCGCCACGCTGGCGGGCAGGGCGGCACGGTCGAGCTTGGCCCGGTGACAGTCAACGATGCCAAAGAAAACGATGGCGCTGCAACGGCAGAAAACCAAGGTATCTTGGTGTTTGGGCGCTATGTGTCCGTCATCATGGAATCGCCAATTGTTGACGGTGTAGACCGCACCAACGCTGCCGGCGTATGCAAGGGGATCAGCGTCAGCGAACTGGATGGCCAGTGCGAAATCAGGAGCCCATACGTTGCTAGGGTGATGGCCGGGCCTGGCACTTCTGACGCTGACGGGATTTCAGTTTTTGGCTACCAGTCTGGCGCTGGCGCATACGATTGGCGCAACGGTTACGCCCAGATCATTGACCCTGTGGTGGAAGACTGCCAAGGCCGTTCGATAAAGCTGCAACTGCATGATGTCGCGCTGTGGCGGCCACGCATTTACCGAAAAATGGTGGTGTCCCTGTCGGTGCCAGATATTGATTTCCAGCTTGGCGGGGATGTCCAGGTGGTATCACCATTCTGGGACATCCGCAAGAACGGCGCCACCTCTCCGCTTGGCGCAACCTACTACCCGCTGGCATGGCAACAAACCTGCACCGACCGTATCAACCGCTGCGTGGTAAGTCATGGCACCTTCCGCAGCGAGGTGGCCGTGCAGTATTTTGTTGCCGTGATTCCTGGTGCAACTGCTTTGTCGGGGTCGCTTGACCTGAACGGGATGGAATTTATCTCTGCCGCAGGTTTGGGCTCCATCATCGGGCCGGCTGCGATTGTCTCGATCAGCGCGTCGCATATAGCTGCCAGCACTGGCGACACACACCTCAATGTGCGCAACTGCCGAGGGAACATTACCGGCTATCCCTGGATCGGCTACTCGGCGGCACCAAGTGCGACGAACACCAAATTCTCATGGTCCGTCACGAACAACGAGAACCTTGGCGCTGTTAACTCTTCTACGCTGCCATGTACCAACATCAGCGGAACCAAGATCACCAGCTTCAAGTCGTTCATGTGCAGGGACAACATGGCAACTAGTGACTACCTGGGGGCCATGGTTTTCGACTTCCAGACGCTGCCGGTGGGTTGCAGGTTCCATTACGACATTGCGACATCGACAGACACCAACGCACCGGGAGCGATGGCAGCACTTGGTGTAGCATTTGTTGAAGTATTGGGGCAGTACAGCGCAACGGCCGGCTACCGAACCATAAGAGTTACGCACGCCGACGCCAACGCCGCAAACACGGTTTTCTACACGCAGACCGGCACCTGGGGAACAATTAAATAATGGCTGATATCCTTCCTCCTGCTCCGGTAGATGCGCCCTTTGGGGCGTACAACTGGGTAGACTGGTATAAGAAGGTTAGAGATGCTATTAACAACGCAGGCTCTGTAGCGTGGGCCAGTATTACTGGAACGCCAACCACTCTTTCTGGATATGGTATCACTAATGCACAAACCAAGCTCAATGATTCAGCCGGGCTGGCAGCAGCCCTCTCTGACGAAACAGGAACTGGTTTAGCTGTATTCAACAACACCCCCACCTTGGTTACTCCGGTTATTGGCGTGGCTACTGGAACTTCAGTAGCCCTTACTGGGGATATTACAACTGGTACAGGTACCCTTCATAGGACCAGTGTTAATTTAACTAATGGTGCTGCGGGTGCGGCTGCGACCCTGTTAAATGCCCCAGTGGCAGGAAACCCGACGAAATGGATTCCAATCAACGATAATGGTACTATCCGTTATATCCCTTGCTGGTAAGGAAAATTATATGAGCTTTCTTAGTGACCTATTTACTGATCCTGGTCAATCCCTAACAGATGCCTGGAACACCATGACTCAAATTCCTGGTTCTCCTGAGGCTGTGTCACAGTCGGTGTACAACGGTATTAATGGTGATGCTTCTTGGAATCCTTACTCCCCAGAAGCCTCTGTATGGGATCAAGGGGCTCTTGGCTCTAATCTCTCAGAAGACCCTAAGCAACGTGCTGCAGGACGTATGGTGGGCACTGCCATTGGTAGCTACTTTACTGGGGGTGCTCTAGGGAGTTATCTTGGTTCTACCGCTGGCGGTGCTGCTGCTAATGGTGCTTTGTGGAGTGGTGCTCAAGCCGCTGGTACAGGCCAAGATGTTGGTACCGCTATGGCAAAAGGTGCTGCTGGTGGGTATCTTGGGACCATGGCTCCTGATGTAGCCGGTTATGCTGGTGTAACAAATCCAGTTGCTGGCAATGCTATTAATGGTGCAGTTAGCGGTACTTTGGGTGCCTTAGCTAGTGGTGGAAATGTGGGTCAAGGAGCTTTGTCTGGAGGTATCCAAGGGGGTATTCGTGGTTATGGTATAGACCAAACTGGTTATCAACCCACTAGTGACAGCCAACAAACATACAACGACATCACACAAACTAGTTCTATTCCGGACAATAGCCGCACCAGTACTGCCTCTATTCTAGGCTCTATGGGCAATGGTGAGGGTGGTATGAGCTATGCTCCAGCATACACGTCCACAGGCACTTACAATGCCCCGGAAATGCAAGCACCTGTTGAATCTTCCTGGGCCAACCCAGACCTTGGTGCCTTTATGGGTAAGATACTTCCACAAACTAGAGAAGGTTGGGGAGATATGGCTCAAGGGCTTCTGGGCCTCTATGCTGCTAATAAGCAGCGTCGTATGGCCCGTAATCTTCGTAATCAAATAGGGGGTAATCGTAGTGCTTATGGAACACAGCTACAACGTGAATTGCAACGCCGTGATGCTGCTGCTGGGCGTCGCAGTAATTACGGTGGCCGTGCTGTCGAATTGCAAAGCAGCCTTGCTAAACTAGATTCGCAGAATGCACCGGCAATGGCACAGCTTCAACAGGCTGAACTTGGTGGGTTGATGAATATGTTTCAGACTGGTCTTCGTTATGGTGATAAGTCTGGTTGGTTTGGGGATAGGAACAATCCCAATGTTCCGCAACAGCCTGGGTACTCTCTTAACAATCCTTCAATGGAAAGCTATAAGAATCCCATGCCTATGGACCAGACTTCTTTTGATCCGTATCGTCGTTTCCGTATTGATGGGGGTGGTGCTTAATGGATACTCTACAAGGACTGACACAACTTAACCAAGTTCCTGTAGACATGACTCTTGAGGGTTTGCGGGCTATTGGTCAACGTCAGCGTACTGATGAGATTACGCTTCAGGAACTGGCTCGAAAGCAGCAGTATGAACAGCAGGCTGATCCTCTTCGCATTCGTCAAATGCAACTTGCTAATGATGTTTCTTTACAGAACTTGGGTAGGATGACTCGTGAGAACAAAGAAGGTAATTTCACTTCTGATGCTCGTATGCAAGCAGAACTGAGGAAGCACCTATTGAATGCTTCTCAGGCCGATTTGGATCAAGTGGCACAACATGGACAGAGGCTGGCGTATAGTATGCACCAAGACCCTACAACTCGGGCAAAGGAACGCGCTATTGGTCAGGCACTCTTGTTACAGTCTAAGGAAGCTATCCAGGAACGTGAGAAGATTCGTCTGCAAGGACGAAATGCAATGGCTCTACAAGCAGACGCTATTCGTGCTGGTAGGTTCTCACATGCCCCACAACGTGACACAAACAGTCTTACTGTAAAACTTCGTGGTTCAAAGAGTGCTGCCCAAACTGCTGAAATCCTTGACCAAGCATATGCTGAAGCATTTGCTGCTGGCGATATGGCAGGGGCAAAGGAAATAGCCTCTCGTGCTATCGCTGCCCGGCAACGCGCTGCAGAAGATGCGCGCAATCGTGGGCTGGCTACTCCTAGTATGGATATTGGTACACAGGCTGGGGTGGCTATGAATCCTCCTCCACAAGCTCAAGCACCAGTTGCCGGTAATGCTGGACAGCAGGCAGCAATAAAACTTACTCCCCAGCATGAAGATTGGATTACTCGGGCCAAGGCTAAAAACCCTGGAAAAACACGAGAACAGATTATTGAAGAGGGGATAAAACTAGGGAAATTTAAATGAACTTTATTGATCCAGACAGCTTTGTAGACCCTGACCAACACCCTAAGGGTGCTTGGTCAGAGGTGTATAAGAAGTATTTGGCAAATCATCGGGCAGGTTCCGAGTACGACACGATACCACCAATACCCTATGCTCCGATCCCTGGCGCAGAGGCGTATGATAATACGCCTCCAATGTCGTATGATGAGTTCTCCAAACTAAAAGATAAAGAGTATCGAGATCGTTTAATTGCTGTTCCTGAGACTGCTCTTCACATGGGTCTTGGAATGGGTAGTGCTGTCTTGGGTGGTTTGGTGGCTCCTTTAGCACCTGTGATGCCTTGGGCACACACTCGTGATCCGCAGAAGATGTTTGAGGACATTTCTGCGTTGCCATCAGCGATTCCTAAACTTAGTGATAAAACAGATGACTATCTACGGTCAGTGGGTAGTGTTATGCAGGCATTTCCTGCTACTGGTAACTACCCAGGTTTGCTTCGTCCTATGAAGGTTGGACAGGCTGCAGCCCCCACTGTACAAGCCAATCTTAAGGCTCTTGCGGAGAAAAAGAAAGCGGCTGCTGTAGAAGTTCCTCCTGTAGTGGACACACCCATCCCAGACACCTTAGCAAATCGTGTTAAACAGCGTGAAGAAACCCCGTTAACTCCCTCCCAGCTTAAGGAGTGGAAAGACACACAAGATAAGTTTACTGCTTATCAAAAAGAACAGGAACAACTCTCCCGTGCTAACCAAGCACAAGAAGCCATTAATGCTCGTCAAGCTGCTTTAGAGCAAGACGTCGCTACACAGACCAACCAGGATTTTAATGCTGCTGAACGTGCTCGTCAAGAACAAGCCCCCACAGGTTATGCTGATTGGGTGGAACAACAACGTCAGTCGGCTAATGAACGTCAGCCGGGGAATAATGCTCCCATGGAGTTTGAGAGCCCCTATCCTGTTGATGCTAATGACTACCCCCATGTCCTGGGGGATGCTCCTTATCAGCCTGATAATTTTATTGATCCAGACACTGCTGGTCAGAAAGCACTTCCTATTACGGTAGCAGATACACTACAAACTGGTATGAAGTCAGAAGACCCGTTTGCTCGTACCAATGCTTCACGCACTGTTGCTCGTAACATTCTTGAAACAGATTTGCATCCCCCTATCATCAAGACGGTGGACGCTCGTAGATTTGGTGGTAAGCAGAGTGGTGCTGTAGACTTCCAAGCTATTGTAGACTTGTTTCCCAAATTCAAGGGTACCAAGGTTACTGAGCCAGTTTATCATGGTCGTACTCGTGGATTTAGAACAGGAGACTTTAACACTAAGAGGGGCTTCAAAGGCTACTACGATGAAACGGGTGGTGTAGACTCTTCTGGGTTTATTTATTCTCCAAAGCGTGCATACCCTGGAGACTTAGGTGCTTGGTTTAGTAGCACTGGTAAAGGTACGGACACTTTTGCGGGGGCTCGTACTGGTGTCTCTGGTGGACAGGTCCATCAATCCTACATCAATCTACAAAGTCCTAAGGTATTTAAAACCCATGGTGACTTTATAGACTGGTTCCATAGTCAAACCGCTAAAGGTGAGTCTGCATCGAAGGCTCGTCGGTCTTTAATAAAAGATGGGCATGACGGCATTGTTATTGAAGAGTCCAGGACGGATGGTGGTGGTCTTCGTAGTGACTATGTTGTGTTTGATTCTAACAACATTAAAAATGCTATTAGTCCTCAAATGAACTCTGGTATGGCTCGTGGACAGCGAGGAGCCATGGATTGGGGTGATAGTAAAACTAATGATTTCTTGAAGAAGTTAAATCCTTTTTCCAGAGAGAATAGATTCACTAAAATACAACAGCAGACCAAAACTCTTGCAGAGAACTTTCAAGAGTCGTTCCCTGTAGCCAGTAAATGGCTACAGCAAAGGAGTGTGCAGGAACTTATCAATGACATGGTTGATGCTGATAAAACAGACAACCCCATCCAATATTGGCAAGAAAAACTTGCTGGTGTAAGTGCTGCTGAAGACCCCACTATTGGGGGTCAGATGAAACCTATTGGACGTAACACGTCTTATGGACAGGCTCGTGGCCCCAAGGATATGATGGAAATTAGACTGTCTCCACAAGAAGCAGAAAATGCTATGGAGATGGCTCACACCATCAAGATTCTTCGTGATGAGTTTACCAAGCCACTACTCAAAATTAAAGAACCGTCACAAATTGATGTAGATTCTTTTTCTTGGCCTAATGGTAAAGACCCAATGTCCCATGACGAGCGTATGAAGAATGCTGCATACAAACGTGCTTACGAAAAGCAGGGACAGGAAATTGCTCGCTGGAACCAGCAAATCAAAGAAATTAACGCCAAGTTTGAAGAGGAGTACGGATTTAGTCCTTCTGGGTTTGATGAGATGTCTTTGGAATATGGCAAACCAGAAGACCATATTTGGTCTGTGATTTTTGGTTTAGCAGACAAGATTAAGAGGGACGAAGATAATGCCATTACTGCCTATGGTTTGCAGGGATTCTCGGGGATGGGCAAGAATCAGCGAGGGATGGTAGACTTAGGTATCTTTAATAAAGCTAAACAAAAGCTTATTGAAGAAGCTACTAAATCTAAAATCTGGGCCGAAGAACTCACTGGGCAGCAGGTTGTAGATGAAGCTCTTGCTCATGGTAAGGATGCTAAAGGGGCTACCAACTTCTCTGCTGGTGGTTCACTCGAAGCAGAAAAGCGTGCTAATCCTCTGGTTCGGGGTGGTGTTCGTATTCTCCAACGGTTTAAGAATCAATCTGAAAATGCTATTCGTGAAAGTGTCTTCCCTGCAGAAACCTCTCTTCGTAAGTTGTCTCGTAATGAACTTGCTGATCTGGGCGAAGCATTCAAGCAGGAGATGTTCCTTCGTGAGCGATTCTCTATGGAAGAACTGGCTCAGGCTGGTTTGAATGAAAAGCAGTTGCTGGCATACAAGCGTACTCGTGATATGTTCACGGATGCTTTGGAAGCACAGAACAAGGTTAGGGAGATTCAGGGGCTTAAGCCTATTTCTGAGAATGAGGCTTATCTATCTTCTCGTTGGCAAGGGGATTTTCGTATGCCCTTTATGGACGAGCGTGGACGCTTAAAGTGGTATCTGGCTGCAGATAGCAAGCGTAGTCTGGAGAAGCAGGCAAGTGAACTTCTGTCCAGGTTTCCTGGGGAACTCACTCCTGGGGATATGTCCATTGTCCGGTCTAGCAAGCGTGGTACTGACGCCCAAAGCATTTATACCCAAATGCTTGATGTTCTTGGTAGAGATGATCCTGCTGTTGCTAAAATTGCTAAATGGGTGGAGGAATCCACTGTGGAACAAGGTCGTAAGACTCTCGGCCAAGAAAAGCACTTCGAGCCCAAGGCAAATGTCAAGGGTTTTGTTGGTGATCGTCCTTGGAACAACCCCAAACAAGAAGCCATTGATATGTTCCAGCAGCAGATTAATTATGCTAAGAATGCTCACAACTGGACTAGTATGCAACTTGCTGGTCAAGAGTTGAAGCACATCTTTGCTAATGAAGATTTAGCGAATACCCAACCACACGCTCTTAAGTATTTAAAGGAGTATTACGCAGACAACTTAGGCTTTAATGAGCATCCTGTTGTCAAGGCATTTGAAGACTTTGTTAGGGACTCTGGTTATTCTCCTAACATGATTGGTCGTGGTATTGGTAATGTGAAAGCTGTCTGGGTGTTACAGAAACTGGCTGTAAACGCTGGCTTTGCTATTAGCAACGTCATCCAAGCATCCAACATGCTACCACACTTAGCTGATCTAACCATCAAGCACGGTGCCAACCCTTTGAGTGGTTTGGCTTTAGGCATTCCTACTGGGTTGGCAATGGCTGCTGGTCATGCTACACAACAGCCTGGGAAGTTCCATAGAGCTCTTGGTGCTATTCCTGGGTATGACGTTTTCATTGCTCGTGCTATGAAGTATGCAGAAGACAACTCTGTGATTGCTCGTTCCATTTATGACGAAAGTCCTATTGAGAGCAGCTTCAGGGCTGCTGGGCAAGCGTCTAAGGTACTGGGTAAAACCATTACAGCACCAGAAACTGTTCTTCGTTCTGTGGTGTATATGACTTATGTGAATGCTTTGAAGCATAGCAAGAAGATGAAGAATGATGTGGATATTTTCCGTCTCGCTGAGGAAAAGACAAACATCTCTATGGGTGACTACAGAGAGGGTGAGCGTGCTATGGTCTTCAATAAAATGGGGAACTTGGGAAATGCTCTTAACACTCTGCAGACCTATCCCATGAACTTCTACAACCAATGGGTGTGGGCTGGTAAGGAAACTGTTCGTGGCAACCCTGTTCCTGCAATGGTAATGCTTGGTGCACAAACTTACATGGCTGGTGCAATGGGTATTCCTGGGTTTGCTGAAGCAGATAAGCTTCTTGAGTATATTAAAGACCATTTGGCTGAGTCTGCTCCTACTGTGTGGAACAAGGTGAAGAACTTCTCATTAAAGAAAATAATGCTGGATGTGAGTCCAGACCTTCTTTATGGTGGGGCTTCTGGTCGTACAGGTGTGGCTTTAACTGCTCGTGCTGCTGCTCCCATTCCTAGTGAAATGGTACAGACTCCTGGGGCTCCTGCTGTAGACTTGTTGAAGCAAGGTGCTAGTGTTGTGCAGGCTGCTGTTGATCCGACTGATAAACAAAAAGTAGCCCAGGCAATTCTCAACACTGCTCCGACAGGTTTACAAGGTGCTTTGGAAACGGGGCCGTTACAGAACCAGACTTCAGTGCAAACTGGTGATACTCGTACCTATGGGAAGATTAAAGACTTGTCTGCTATGGAAGGACAGGTGGCGAGAACTCCCCAAGAGGAGTCTCTCCGGGCATGGGGCTTGCGTAGTCAACGAGAAGTGTCTGAGCGTGATCAAACATACGCAACACAAAAGCATATAGCACAGGCTGCTCAGATTACTCGTGACTTGCCTGGAAAGATTTATAACAAACTGGCTACAAACCAAACGGATGATGCTAGGGAATATATCGAGCTTTACGTTGAACTGTCTGGAAAGGCCCCAACAAGGCAGCAGATAGAAACTCAAATGATTGCTCGGTTTACCACCCCTGGTCAGAGGCTCAACATGAAGAAGAACATGCCTCTGGAAGCGGTGCTGGCTGTGAAGCGTCTTCACGAAACATTAGATAGGATGGGATATGCAAATTAGCTATATGGGGATTCAGTCCCTAAAGGAACTGGAAGGCTTTCGTGCAAAAGCCTACAAGGACACGGGTGGTGTTTGGACCATTGGGTATGGCACCATCAAGTGGCTTGGGAAGCCCGTTGAAGCAGGGCAAACTATTACAGACAAGGAAGCGTTGCTGGCTCTACAGGCCGATTTGGCCTGGGCACAAACTGCTGTGAATCAACTTGTCCGTGTTCCGCTAAAGCAACATATGTTCGATGCTCTAGTTTCTTTTGTGTACAACATTGGTGAGAGTGCTTTTAGTAAGAGCACTATGCTAAGGCTGCTAAATGAGGGGAAATACGACCAAGCAGCAGAACAGTTTAAACGCTGGAACCAGGATAATGGTAAGGTTGTTCCTGGTTTGGTTTCTCGTAGGAAGGTGGAAGAGAGCCTGTTTAGGGGGGAGTAAATGAGTGACTTTCTCCCACTCAACATTAAAACATTTCTAGAAACTGTTAGGGGGAATGTAAACCCCCTTACAGAGAGAAACCTTTCTGATGAAGAAAAGGAAACTCTAAAAAGGATTATTCAAAGAAAGCAGCAGCAAAACTTAGACCGTGAGTTTTCGATGCAAAATCTACTTCTAGATACTCCACAAGAATATCGTAGAGGACCAGACCATAAGTTTGTGCCAGAAAGCCCTGGAAGTTCCCGTATGGTTTCCGTAGATGTACCCTACACAGAGAGACAAGCTCTTTTACAAAAAGGTGTAGATTCCTTTAAGAACACCCGTGGGAGAACATCCGTTAGTTATGGTGACTATGGCATAAAGTCTGGAGAGGAAGCTGCTCCTGTTGGACAGGGGTGGACCAGTGCTATTCAGCAGAGTTTAGATGATCCAGCGTTTCGTCTTGCCGCCACTCTTGGCAGCTTTAAGGCTTACGACACTCCCACTGGATATGATGTTCAAGACAAATACAAATTCAATAAAGAACAGCAATGGTTTTATCATAACGCTGAAAAAGATTCACTACCAGCTATCGTAAAACGATATTATGACCAGCCTGGAAGTCTGGGTGAAATTCTCTTTAGGAAGTATTTAGGGGATCGAAGTAGACCAGTGTCTATAAAGCTAGATAAATGAAAAAGGGGCCAAAAGGCCCCTTTTCTTTTTGATTCCACGTAAGGTGTTGATGACCTTTAATAGCCCATGATACACCCCCTTTCAGATTGAATAAACTTTACATCCTAGTCCTGTATGAGTGTCATGCTTTGATGCAAGCATAACAGCTTCCTTTGGTGTACTGCCTGCAGCCATAGCACCAATGGCAAAATCACTACCACTGCCAATAGCAAAATGCTTTTCAGGAATGTACATCCAATTGCGTAGGTCCATTGAATGGTGTATATGGTTCTTATCTGTCAGCATTAGGAATTCAATATTCTTGCATTTGGGTGGGTTGCCTTCGGCTCCAAGAGCAAAGAAGGAAACTATGGTTCCCCACGCAGATGTATTACCAGCGAATCCAATGAAGCACTTGTCTACACCAAACATATTCTGTGGAACACTGCCTTCTAAGGAGAGTATTTTACTACTCCCCTTAAACTTGTGATTGCCCTTGGTAAATTGCAAATCACAGGCAATGGATTTATGAGCCGTGCTGGCTACTATTGTTGTCATTATACTCCATCATCAACCCAATCACTCCCCCAATTAGACTCCGCATGAGCCACCCTTCCCGCTGATGTCACAGATGTCGTGCTCTTGGTAGACAATACCTCGATGCTTGATGGCGTCTTGGTAGTCAACTTCTGTGATAGGCTGACCTCCTCGACTTCCATCCGGATAGCAGGTGAATCCTCTGAGTCTAGGGGCATAGCCAGCAAGGATCGAAGCAAACTCCGCAACCTTCCCCTCATTATTCGATTTGGTGCCCCACCCTTCCAGGTTAATTGTAGAGGAGATTGACATGTCAACGTAATCTTGTATGTCCGCTTGGAACTTGATTCTTTGTTCATAATTGCTACTCAGCTTGTAAGCTGTATCTATGGAGTTGGGGTCAACTCCGGTTTCTTGGATAATCCGCTCTGCGGTTGCATCGACGACATACTCGTATTTCCATTGTGTTCCATCGGTAAGGTAACGCCTTTTGTATGCCACTGCAAATAGAGGCTCAATTCCCGTTGTAGTTGACGCAAGGATGCCAATTGTGCCTGTCGGGGCAATTGCTCGGTAAGCAACCGGACGCGAGATATAAAACCTGTCACAGTGTTCATTAGCTGCTCGTTCGGATTCATCTCGATACACCTCCAACCATTGTTTTAGTTCAGTGGTAACTTTATAAAGACTTCCTTTCTGGAGAAGCCACTCGTGGATACCCATAAGTCCAAGCCCGAGTCGTCGGTTCTTTTCACGTACCTTATAAACTTTATCGTAGGGAAGGTCTGCTCTAAGCGTTCCGCAGACCAAGAACTTGGAAGCCAAAGATACAACACTTTTGAACTCTTCGAGGGATCGGATATTCCCGAGGTTAATACTCCCCAAGTTGCACACGTCGGAGTCATCTTCGCTAGTGACCTCAGTGCAGGCGTTTCTAAGAGTTTCATTCTGTTTACTTCCAAAGTTAAAACTAAACCCAGGTTCTCCTGTTTCCATAGCTTGACGTACATTCTGCAGAAACACTGGGTTACTGGCTAATGTGTTATCTTTAAACTTGCCATGGGTGTCTTGTCCGTATGTCCAAAGAGCAGCGTCATCGTAATTGACGCTAATGTTGGTCATATCCAACGGAGCTGGGAAATTATAGTTTTGCTCCTTCAGAGCCCTTATTTCAGGGGACCAATTCTTTGCTCTAAGGAATTCAGGAATATCCTCATGTTGCCAATTGAGGCTTGCATAGATTGCACTGCGACGGCTTCCTCCCTGCATGATACCCCGTCCCGCTTCATTGACCATTTGCATAAGGGGGACAGGGCCACTAGAGACACCACCAGTTTTTGATAATGGCTTTCCAGCAGGACGAAGTCGGCTGTAGTCAATTCCAATTCCACCACCAGTCATCAAGCATGATACAGACCTCCACATGACATTAGCCCATTCCTCACGATTGTCTTCTTCAGCACGAAGTAAGAAACAATTATTGTAGAATCTGTTTTGTTTGCCTGCATAAAATAAGTACCGACCTCCTGGTATGAAGGCCATCTTCTTAATATACTCTGCTAAATCTTTTCGATCTGAGTCAGCCATTAGTACAGGTAGTGTTCCACCAGCAGAACCACAGACAGAATCTACGACTCGATCAGCCAAAGCCCCCCAGTCATCTGAGGGACCATTTGCATATTTTTGTCTAAAAATATTTGTAGCAAACGATGTTTTAAAATACTCTCGTTTCATATGTGTTTCCAAATCTTTCTATTCCAAATGTCTAATACGTTTGTTTTTGTAATGCCAAATCTACCTGCTGCCTGTCTACT